GATTTTGCACGCTTGCGATACATTACCCAGCTCTTCGGCCAAGTTTAAAAGACCGACTTTGTATTTGATTATCCTTTCATTGGTTTCAATCATTTGAGTGACCTTTTATTTGATTGCAATAAGTTAAAACTAATCACAACACCAAAATCGATAACGTTATAATAAATAATATTGATTGTCAGGTTATGTCTAAACTTTTACACGAAAAAGGTGAGGCTAGCGCTGACCGCTTAAAAATCAGCGTGCCCGCTTCTTTTTAACCGGCCAGATTGTTTTTAGCCGGTCGCCCGACAATCACCGTAACCTTGTGGGATAAGCACGCAGGCGACAATGAAGCGCGTGTCGTTTGGCACGGCGAACTCATGGAGGTTAATCAAAAAAACGCGGCCAACCTTGAGCTTTTTTGCCGTCCATTAGGTACGCGCCCGATGACCGGATTAAGTTTAAGTTGGTCGCGCGAATGCCCGTATACGCTTTACGATAAAAATTGCAAGGTGCGGCCTGAAGATTTCTCTGTGCCCTTTACCGTGCAAGCCAATCAAGGGCGGAGTTTAACCGGCAATAGTCCTTTAGCGGCTTTTAGCGATGGCTGGTTTAAAGGCGGTTATATCCGCTGGCAAACCGCACAAGGTTTAATCTTTACCCGTGGCATAGCGAGCCATAAAGGCGCGGTATTAGAACTGATTAACCCCGCGCCTTTAGTCTTTGGACAAGCCGCGTTTGCACTGGCCGGTTGTAACGGCTTAATTAGCACCTGTCATAGCAAATTTAATAACGTCGATAACTGCGGCGCATGCCCGCATATGCCCGGTAAATCGCCTTTTGACGGCGAGCCGGTATTTTAGGGGGATAACCGTATGTATGAAGCCATTATTTATGCGGTTATCTTTTTAGTAGCGGCTATCGTTGCCTATGTGACCGCGCCGAAACCGCCGAAACCCTTACCACCGGCGATATTGGGCGATGGCGATTTTCCGCAAACCGACGACGGCACGGAGCAATACGTGATTTTTGGCGATGTCTGGTTGCCGGACTGGATTGTTTTAGCTTATGGCAATCAACGCACCAGTGCGATTAGAACCAAAGGCGGTAAATAATGATGAACCTATTAAAAGCACCCTCTCCCCTAGCCCCTCTCCCACAAGTGGGAGAAGGGAATAAACCTGCGCACCTCTCTAATACCGCTGCAGACATTAACTCCCCTCGCCCGCGTGCGGGAGAGGGGACGGGGGAGAGGGTAAAAGACTTAATCATTACTACCGAGCATTTACGCAATATCGACGGCTATTGTGTGGCGGGTGCAAAAGCCTTTGGCGAGTTATACGGGATGGATTTTAAGCGCTTTGTTAGGGAAGGTATCCCCGCCTCTGAATTGATTAAAACCGGCGATGCGCTGGCGTTAAAAATGGTCGAGTTAGCGCAGCAGTATGAAGCCGAAAAAACCAAAGCAGGCGAGGTGAACTAATGGGCAGTAAGAAAAAAGTCACCGTTGGCTATCGCTATTATCTGGCGCTGCATATGGGCTTTTGTAGAGGCCCTGTCGATGAATTAGTGCAAATTAATGTCGGCGGTAAAGAAGCGTTCGGGCCGAAAAGGCCGGGCGGTACTGGACACCGCAAGGAAACGGTACTCGACAAAATAAAAGGCCGACGGCGCATTAAGCAAGATATTTTTAGTCCGATTACAGAAAATCTTACTTTTCTTATCGATGCGGAGAATTTATTCGGCGGCGAAAAACGCGAAGGCGGTATTGAGGGCATATTTCATTTTTTAAACGGTGAACCCGACCAACAAGCCCCTGCGGGGTTAAAGTCCCTATTAGGCGGATTAGTCCCGGCCTTTAGAGGCGTTTGTACCGCCTATTATGATGGCTTGGTTACGGCGATGAACCCTTACCCCAAGCCTTGGTCGGTGCGCTTAAGACGCGCGTTAAAAGGCTGGGATAATGCCGATGTGTGGTATCCGGCTAAAGCCAAAATCGAACTGGAAAACGGCGCAATTAAAGCGATGAACCCCGCGCATATTCTTTTGGAATGCCAGACTAACCGCGACTGGGGACGCGGCAAACACCGTTCTTTATTAGATTTAAACAGCTATCAACAGTGCGCCGATAAGCTCTACCAAGAAGGCTTTGGTTTATGTTTGAAGTGGCGGCGCACCGATGATATTTCACGCTTTGAGGATTTAGTCTTAGGCCATATTGGCGCGGTGCATTATTTGTCGCGCACGACTGGACTTTGGACGCTGCGCTTAATCCGCGATGATTATAAACAGGATGAACTGCCCCTGTTTGAACAAGGCACAGGCTTACTCGCTATCGATGAACAACAAATCAGCGCCGCCGATAGCGCCGCTAATCAATTTATCGTCAAATGGACAGACCCAAGGGACGGCAACACGCGCCAATCTCGCGCAAAAAACCTAGGCGCGATACAGCAAGCAGGCGGCGTAATTACCACCACCAGCGACTACCCGGGACTGCCCACCGCCAGCCTTGCCGCGCGTGTAGCCGCGAGGGACTGCTTTTTATCCACCTCGAACCTGCAAAAGCTCAAAATCCGCCTCGATAGGCGCGGCTCAAACTTAAAACCGGGCAGCGTGTTTCGCCTCAATGCACCGGCACGCGGTATTAGTGACACGGTTTTTAGGGTAGGACAGATTGACTACGGCAAGCTGACCCAATCGGCAATCATCCTGCACTGTGTGGAAGATGTCTTTACGCTGCCCGATGAAGGCGTAAGCGATACGCAAGCACCGATTGCCCCGCCGGTATCCGTGCCCGAACCTATCACGCTAAGAAAACTGATTGAGCCGTGCTGGTTTAACTTAGCTTGCGAGCTAACCGCAGGCGATTTAGCCGCCGTCACCGATGAACAAGCCGCCCTTTCCGTACTCGCCGCCAAACCGTCCGACACCCAGCGCAATTACACGCTGCTAACCCGCACAGGCTCTGCCCCCTTTGAGGAAGCAGCAACCGGCGACTTTTGCCCTTGTGCACAAATTAGCCAAAGCATCCCACTTGCCGCCTCTGCCGTCACCGTGCCGCTTTTGAACCCGCAAGGCTGGGAAGACGTCGCCATTGGCAGCGCCGCGCTGATTGATGATGAAATCATGCAGGTAAGCGCGGCTGACCTAACCGCGCAAACCGTCACACTGAAAAGAGGCTGCGCCGATACGTTACCGGCGGCGCATGAAAGTGGTACGGTGCTCTGGTTTTACCAAGAGGCGGCTTGCCATGACGATAAGGCGTATCTGATGAACGAAACCGTGCAAATCAAACTCTTAACGCGCACCTTGGACGACACCCTGCCCGAAAACCTAGCGCCGGTAGACAGCCTTACATTATCGGCACGGCAACACAAACCCTATCCGCCGGGCAGCTTTAAAATCAATAACGCGGCCTATCCGCAAACGATAACCGGCGCACTGTCCCTAAGCTGGGCAAGCCGCAACCGCCTGCTGCAAGCCGACCAACTGCACGATACGCAAGTAGGCAATATCACGACTGAAGAAAACGTCACGTATTCCCTTCGCATTTACGGCGAAACCGGCGCACTGCGCCTATCCGTCGACGGACTGACCGGTACGACTTACACATGGCCGATTGAAGCCGAAAAAACCGCCTCCAACCTCAAAGACAGCAATAACCAACCGCGCCTAAACGCCAGCTTAAGAATAGAGCTTTGGAGCGTTAGAGACGGCACAGCCAGCCAGCAAAAACATAACCATACCGTCACAAGGAACTTGCCATGACAATCCGCCAGCCAGCCAGCCAGCCAGCCAGCCAGCCAGCCAGCCAGCCAGCCAGCCAAAATCATTTTTTGGGCATATGACAAATGTCAAGCGTTTTTAACCGGATGTAAACCGTTAGAAAAAACGCGGCGCGGCGGCTTGTGTTCGAGCACAAACAGCCGCACCGTTTCCGCAGCAAACCCTGCAAAAACAGCCCAAGGCCGCGCTACCTGTACAGGTGCGGCAAGGCTACCAGAATGCAAGGATTTTGCAGACCGTGCTTACCCAAAAGAAGGAAACCCTGCCCGATATCCGCTGTGGCCATTGCCAGCGTAAGCTCGGCGAAGGCCACTATTCCCAGCTTGCTATCAAATGCCCGCGTTGCGGCACGCTCAACCTGTAAGTCCGCAACTTACACCTTTGCGCAAGATGTCCTGTGAAGGTTGCCTAGATACACACGCAGCGCCGCTACTACCCGCTCAGTGCCTTGTGTGAAGCGCTTTCGGTGAGTGCCAGCGGCTATCGGGCCTGGCAACGCGGTGGGACGACCGCTCGGGTACACCTCACCGAAGCGCAAGCGCTCGCGCAGATAAAAGCCGTCCACATCGAGTTTAAAGCGGCTTACGGATCGCGGCGGATACACCTTGAGCTGCGCCAGCGCGG